CCCGAAGCAATCCGTGAGGTATTCGCAAAGCACTGGATTGCGCAACCGATTCAGAACGCTGAATCAGCACAGCCTGAACCTGTTTCGCAACCTGCCGCAAATCAGGAGGAAAAACCGAAGAAACTCGGTTTGAAGCGCAGGAATCAGCAGAAAAATGCTTAGAGTCGTGATTGTTCTGGCGGCAAGCGGTCTAGTTGCGCTAGTAGTGTCTTCCGCAGTGAACTGGTACTACGGAAAAACCGACGAGGAATAACATGGAAGCAATCATTGTTGCACTAATCAGCACGGTAGGCGTTGTGCTTGCCGCATTGATTCAACACAACCGCAAACTTGAAAAAAACGAACACGGAACGGTGATGAAAACGCTGGAGCGAGTTGAAACGAAGATTGACGGTCACATCACCGACCACGCAACTGGCGCATTTCAGCAAACGGTTGCAGTTTCACGAAGAAAGCGTGTGAACTAGTACCGAATCTGCGTGACAGACAACTTTTCACCAGAATTGTCGTACCAGACAACGCAACCGTCGCAGATAACCGCACCCACGAACCCTTCACGCAAACCAGCAACATCTTCCTCCGAAGGGTGATAGTGCATCGGCGGATGAGTGTGCGCAAAACCGATAATCGTTGCGTTTCTAGGAATATCGGCGGAAAGAAGAGACCCTTTCAGCACTTCAAATGTTTCGCTGGGAGTAACAGAACTATTCTCAACTTCCACGAACCGTTCAACAAACAAGAAATTACGATACTGAGAACCCACAACCGCAAACACACGCTCACGCCCCAACCACACACAATGCGGAAAATCGGTGTACAGATTCACGAGAAACACGACAACAGAAACATAGCAACACTTCCCCAAAACAAGCGAACCTGATACACTCAAAACAACATTGAAAAGGCGGCAGGAGACACGACAATGAGCGACACAGGACAGGACAGCGAAATAATCTACGGCGAAATCGTAGACATGGGCAGCGACACGCAGGCGCCGACGATAAACAACCCTGTTGCGTTGTCGCACTCTATGTCGGGTGCTGAGAAGACTCGGCGTGCTATGGCGCTCAAGTTGGCTGGTGCTAGTTATGCGCAGATTGCGCAGACTCTCGGTTATCACGACGCTAGTGGCGCTCGTAAGGCTGTGCAGCGTGGTATGAAGAGTGCGTTGCATGAAACGGCGGGGGAACTAAAGAAGATTCATTACGGCAGGCTGGAACACATGTTGATGCTCATCTGGCCAGAAGTCAACCAGCGTGATTTACCCGCTATGTCTGCGGCGTTAGCAATCATGGACAGGATGGAGAAACTGTACGCATTGAACGAAGCGCAGAAACTAGACATCGGAGTAGGTAGGGAAACAGTCATTCTGGCTGACGGAGACAAAGAAAGTTACATTCAGGCATTGGAAGAAGCAGGAAAGAGACTGTCTGTTCCGCTATCATCATCAACTCCCGATGACGACAAGGATGAAGATGACGATGAACACACTGACAGCGCCGAACTCTGAAAAAGCAACGCCACCAGCGCTCGGAAGCGTCACACTATCCGTAGAACACGCACGAGTGCTAGTAGACATATTGAAGCGCACATCACGAGCATCCAGCATTGAAAACGATTGGATACTCCACACGATTGACACACTCGCAGCGCAACTAGCACGCACGCACTAGCGCACGCACACGCACACACGCCGACACACTCGGCACGACGACACTCTCACCCCCCCCTCATTTTTTCGCCGCCTCTGCCACACACCGCCTCGCCCATAGCCATTTTTTCAGGGCGCGTTTTTGGATAGTGGTGTTTCAGAGGGGATACGCCGATTCATTCGTTTGGCGGAATAGTTCGGCAGATTCGGGGATTCTCCACTACAAGCATCCTTCTGGAAGCCTCTGATACGCATCCTGTTGCGTTCTAAGCGACGAAACCAGCGTTCTGGCATCCTGAACGCACCCCCAACCGAAACGGTAGCGCAACAAGCCCCGAAACGGTAGCGGTACGAAGCGCCGACGAAACAGGCGGAATACGCCAACGGCTCAGGAACTGTGAACATTTACGATGCAGATACTTGCCACCAATGAAAGAAATCTGTATCGTAAACACATCAATGATTGACACACTCTTCCGCATCGCACTACTCGCAGGAATGACTGCCGTAATCCTGTACCTCAGCGCAACCGACAGACCACCACACCACCACTAAACACAACAACCGAAACGGCTGCTGAGGCTACGCCGTTCGCACCCCGTCGCCCCCCAGCCCCCGCCCCGATTCGCTACGCTGTCTGCGTGAGCATTCTGCTAGGCAGGCTTCCGCAAGACGACGACGAACTCTGGCATTACATCCGTGTCGTATGGGGTATCACGATTCCAAGAGTTGCGGTATGCCGAAATCATGCTGCACCATTCAAAGCGCTCGCAGATGCCTACTTCGGCAGGTATCCAGTTGTGGTGTGGAAGGCAAGCCGTGGATTCGGTGGCAAGTCAACGCTCATGGGTGTTCTGTCGGTCATTGAAGCCGCCACGCTCGGTGCGCAGATAACGATTCTTGGCGGTTCTGCGGCACAGTCGCAGCGAGTACATGAAGTGACGAAGGAACTTTGGCACCATGACTATTCGCCCCGTGGCGTACTTGCCGACGAACCAACGACATTCACGACGAGGCTTCGCAACGGCGCTTGGATTGTGGCGCTCATGGCATCACAGAAATCGGTTCGTGGCCCCCATCCGCAACGCCTACGCCTTGACGAAGTTGATGAAATGGAACTGGAACTCTTTGAAGCGGCACAAGGTCAACCGATGGATGCCAGAGGGTTGAAATCGCAAACCGTGATTTCCAGCACGCATCAGTATCCAGACAAGACGATGACCGAGATTCTGAAGCGTGCCAACGAAAAAGGATGGCCTGTTTACGAGTGGTGTTGGCGTGAATCTGTCGGCACCGCAGAAGAACCAGGGTGGCTGGCTACCGACATGGTAGAGCGAAAGAAGATGGAAGTATCCAGCCGAATGTGGGATATTGAATACGACTTGCAGGAACCATCGTTTGACGGGCGTGCGATTGATACTGCGTTCGTGGATGCCGCATACGACCCGAACATCGGCGTTTATGAAGGCGACCTTGACGAACACATCATCGTTGAACCGCCCGTTGCTGGCGCTTCGTACATCACAGGCGTTGACTGGGCGAAAGAAAGAGACTGGACAATCATCCGCACATTCCGCATTGACGAGAATCCGTGGCGTGAAGTTGCGTTCCTGCGCACAGGCAGGAAGCCCTGGCCTTTGATGATTGCCGACCTAGACAATCGCCTCGCTGGATACGGCGGAATCTGTATCCACGACGCTACGGGCATCGGTGATGTCGTTGACGACATGATTCAGTACGACAAGAAGAAGATTCGGGATGTCGTGCTTCGTGGTCGTGAACGAGAATCCGTGTTCACGGAATACATCGCTGGCATTGAACAGTTCGGCATCAAGTCGCCCCGCATCCAGTTCGCATATTCGGAACACAAGTACTGCACCCAGCAAGACCTATTCGGTTCAGGGCATCCGCCAGATACCTTCATCGCTGGCGCCCTTGCTTGGTCACTTCGCCGCAAGTCCTACACACTGCACATTCATCCTGCTAGTCTGACGAGAGAAGAAAGTCCGTGGAAATCAACCTCCACGGTTGTAACACCTAACGACAGGAGAACACCATGAGCAAGTTCAAAGAAATACTTGACCGACAGCACAACGCTGTCGGGCTTGGGGCGCAAATCAAAAAGCAGTTGGGAGAAGAGTCGTATCGCGACCTTCTGGTTGCGCTTGGCGACAGAGACATAACAATCCCTGCAATCTTGACGGTGCTACGGCAACTAGAAGTCCGTGTTTCACGGGCGGCAGTGATGCGTTGGCGAAACGGTGAACCGCCGAAGGGTGCCGACCTTCCCATTATTGAAGAAGCACAATGAGCAAGTTCAAAGAATCGCTGGATAAAACCAGCGCACTTGAACAAGAACTGCAAGTGCTTCGCAACTACAAGCGGAAAGCGCTGAGTGACATTCAGCGACTTACCAACGAACTCACAGAAGTCAGGAACACGCTTGAAACCACCGAGAACATTCTTGGCACGGATTTGACCGTACCCGTTTGGCTGGCACCTGACAAACCTAAAAGTTCGGCGGCGACCATCAAGGTAATTCTTTCAGACACACACTTTGACGAAGTAGTGAACCCTGACGAAGTTGACGGGCTGAACGCTTATGACCGAACCATTGCGGAACAGCGTCTTGAGCGTTGGGCGCAGAACATCATCAAAGTCTCACGACACTACCTGTCGGGGATGAAGTATGACGGGCTGGTTCTTTCGCTTGGTGGCGACATCTTCTCAGGTGACATTCACGAAGAACTGAAAGAAACGAACGCCGACACCATTCTAGGTTCGCTACTTCATTGGTCGGAGCAAATTGCAGCAGCAATCAGTCTGCTTCACGATGAGTTCAAGAACATCCATGTCGTAAGCGTGGTAGGCAATCACGGCAGAACTACAAGAAAGCCAAGAGCGAAACTGCGTGCCAAAACGAACTTTGACTGGCTGCTCGCCAAGATGCTGGAACGGCACTACGCAGGAATAGATTCTGTGTCATTCCAGATTCCAGATGGCGCCGATGCCCTGATAAAGATTTACGAATACGGACACCTTCTCACTCACGGCGACCAAGCCAGCGGTGGTGGTGGAATCGGTGGCGTGTGGCCGCCAATCATGCGTTTGCGTGCGAGGAAAGCACAGCGCTATCTGGCGATGAATGAGAACTTCTCAACGATGTGGTGCGGTCACTGGCATCAACTTGTTCAGACACCTGGATTGATTGTCAACGGAAGTTTGAAGGGCTGGGATGAATACGCCGCAGTGAACAACTTCCCATACGAACAGCCCCAACAGGCTTTCGCAATCGTCACACCCGACAACGGAATAACTATTCAAGCGCCAATCTTCTGTCAGAACAGAAAGAAAGAGAAGTGGTAAACGCTTGACAAACTTCTTGCTGCCATCCATAATGGGGTGAACCGAACGGTTCGTGGTGTTTCCGTATCGGCTACCTCCTTGGGGTGTCTGGTGCGGTGGGCTAATACAGCCGCCGCACCAACATCACTCCTAACTTGCGGTAGCGGCAAGAATCTTGTGAGTGCGGTTGTGTAGGGATAGTTCCGCCAAGTCTTTGCCTTCTCTGGCATCCCATGTCAGTTGATGAATCCAGCATCCGAGCATCATTGAACGAACATGCTTTTCAATCTGGATTGCGGCAATCCTTCCAGCCCTATCTTGGTCGGTTGCGATGACGATGTGATTCGGGGCAAGGTTACGCATTGCGTTTGCCTGTGTGTACGAAATCCTCGCACCAAGTACCGCTACGCCAGCAATCCTGCAATGCCCGTATGATTTCATAAATTCTTGGCTTGGAATCGGTGCGCCGACTACCGTTGTGTTGGTCGTCGCAGAAATCGCATCAACTGAACCTTCGCACACTACGAGTATCGTTCTTGCCTTCTTCGTGTCCTCAAGACGGTGGAATGCTTCAAGTGCTTCACCGACACCGAACAAGTGTTTAGAAATCTTGAAGCCTTTCGGATACCTGTACTTCGGGTAGCCAGCATCAAGTTTCGCTTGGTCGGTCACTCTCCGTATCAATCCAAGACAGCGACCATTGATGTCTTTCAGTGGGATAATCGCTTCCGCTTCCACGATGTCAAACCCAAGTTGGTACGCTTCAAACTGCTGTTCAGTCAGATTGCGAACGCCGCACCAATAGTTTCTTGCTTCAGAATTGCGGTACAAGTGTTCGGGGTACTTGATGCCTACCTGTGGCCGTGTAGTCATGTAAGCCTGTTCGGATAGTTCGGCAAGCGCATCCATCACTTCATCCACGCTCGCTTCCACCGCTGTCGGTTCATTGTCATCAAAGTGTTTGGCGAGCGTCTTCAGGTTGCCTTTCGCGCCGCACGCATAGCAGATGTAAACACCTTTGCGAATGTTCACGCTCAAAGATGGCGAAGTGTCATCGTGGAAAGGGCAGAGCGCCTGCCATTCCAATCCGTTCTTGCTTCTAATGTCTAGGTGCCGTTTCAAGAAAACGGTTATCGTCGTATCGGTGCCGCTTTTATCTAGGTACTTGAACTTGCTCATTACAACACTTCCTGATTCTTGTCTTCTTCCACGATTTCATCCGCACGCTCACCACTGATTTCATTGAACATTCCAGAATTGGGGCGGAATTCGTTCAGCCAAGTCTGACCATCGGAACCGTGTCTGAACTTTGCCAAGCGCATCTTGATGACATGCGCAGACACTTGTTTCATCGTCACTACACAATCGGCATCCTGCCCAATCGCATCTGCGCCAGCAAGGTGTTCGGGGCCAGGAACATCGTTGCCGATAGCCATTCGGTTGATTTGGGCTGCTGCGACAATCGGTACTTGGTAGTGCATCGCAATGCCTTTGAGTTCGGCTGACAGATTCGCAATCGCTTTCCAGTCGTCACCGCCCGTGTTCATCAAAGTCAGGTAGTCAATGAACACGATGTCGGGCTTGTTGCGTTCAATCTGCGCCGCAATCATTCCAGGGTTCAATCTTCCCCTTGAAGTGTCGTTCACGAAGAACTTGCCTGCGGTTCGTTCCTTCAAGCCAGCGAGAAAATCCTTGTACGCCTTCAAGTCAAAATCCTTCCCGTGCATCAAGTCCATTGAACGGAAAGTCTGCTGCCCGTATTTGCTGGAAAGAAAACTGTGCGCACGCATCGCAATCTGCGCACGAGATTGTTCAAGTGCGTCGTACTGAACTTTCAGCCCGCTGTACAGCGCCGTACAAGCCATGCGGATAAGTGTCCATGTCTTTCCTTGACCAAGACGGGCGGCGACAATCCAATAGTCACCTTGTTGAATCCCACCAGTCAGATTGTCAAGCGTTTGGAATCCTGTCGGCACGCCAGCAAGACCGCTTGCGTTGTTCCGTTCGTATCGCCGTGCCGCTTCGCTGTACGCCAGCGACCAGTCTTCAAGAACTTCGGTTTCGTTCCTACCACCTTCGGAAGTGATTTGAAGGTTCATCAACTTCTGCTGGGCAAGCCCGATTGTGTCTTGTATCTGCGATTCCTGTTTGAGCATTTCGGTGACTTCCGAAAGAAGGTTGATGACCGAGCGCCGCAGGTGTGCTTCCTTAAGTTCCCGAACGCAGTAGTCAACATCATCTGCTTTCAGAATCACGAAGTCAGGGAAGGTTGCTTTGAACAGCGACTTGGAAGGTGTCTTGTGGTGGCGTGTTACGAAGGTCGCAATCCATTCCCATTCTGGTTTGAATGACAGGAACCAGCCCGATTCAACGCCTTCCAGCAATGGCGTTCTGTGGTCTTCTTGTCTTAGAATCGCTGAAATGAAGAGCGATTCAATCTGTGATGTTGACATGGTGCTTTCTTCTCCTGTCGGTTGTGGTTTTTATTTCTTCTCAGATTTCAGCACGCCACCCTTGCCCTTGTACCGTTGTATTTATTGAAGTATGACAAATCATTCTTTATCGTTTCGGTAGTGAGACCTGCACCTGTACTTGGTACCTGTACTGCTGGGCGTACTGAAGTAGCGCTAGCGTAATCGCTTCGGAATCACCCTGTCAAAAAATCAATGAACATTTATGAAGCGCAGGGGGCGGTTCTGGCGCTAGAAGAAGTTAGCAGGCTGCTAGCAAAAGTTAGCACTATGCTCACCTACGCAAAAATGCCTAGTTAGGCTAGTTAGAAAGCCGACTAACTAGGTCGGCTTTCAGATACTAGGGATACTAAATAGGACTAAAGGTTCTAGGTATCCACGAAGCCTGCGCCTCGGCGTGGTAGGCTGGTAGCCGTACCTTGACAATCTGACCTCGCACTAGGCAGGCACCGAACACCTGTTCGTCTCACGGCGTTCAGGCGGTTCGCTCGCCTGCCTGTTGTGCTTTGTCAGGTCTCGCCAAGTGTGCGAATCACGGTGACGATGCTCGCAAAAAGCGCCGCCACCAAGTCCCCATAAACCACAACCGAAAGGAACACCCGAATATGCAAGCCAGAACATGCAAGTTAAGCCCGATAGCCGAAGTGCGTCAGTATCAGATTCTGATGCAACTTGGCACCAAGAAGCAAGTCAAGGCATACCGTGATGCCCGATTCAACGCCTACCCGAAGAGCGCCCAGCGCCGAATCTCTGCTGGGCGGGAAGTCCGATTCGGTGCAAGTGCGTGGAACAAGTTCCACCGAATCGGGTACAAGGCTGCTATCAAGGCGGGCTACAAGTATCACTATGTTTCTGACTACAAGTTGGCGCTAGCGCACGATGAAAAGCAGAAGCAGAAGCGTCGTCAAGCACGCAAGAAGACGGCTGGCAAGAAATAATGACGACGCCCGCAAAAATCGCCGCCACCACAACCCCAACCACCACAACAGAAAGGAATACCCGAACAATGGCAAAGAAAAACAGCAAGCGAAACACCCAGACAGCACTATGCCCAGTCAGCATCATCACAGGCGAAGCGCACTACTACCAAGAAGGAACTGGTGCGGAAGTCGCTTGGGATGTCATGGGCGACAACCGCAAGAAGGTTGAAGTCTGCCCGACCTGCGCCAAGCACGCTTTGGCAGATGATGCAGATGGTGCGGTTCATGCGCAGCGCATTGGCGATACATCACACTGCTGCGGTGCCGAAGTCACCTACATGGAATTCGGTGTTGATGACAACGGCATCGTTCGCTGGGGTCTATGCTGCAAATCCTGCTGCGCTGAAGTGTAGGTAGCGACACCGAAAAAGCGCCGCCACCACAGCCCGAATACCGAATACCACACATCCACGAATACCTAGCCTTGAAGGAGGCAAACGAAATGCAATTGATTTACAAGGGACCGAAGTTGCTAAAGAAGCAGTCATCAATCAAGGGGCGAAAAGCAATATTCAACTGGGACTGGTTGACTTGCGCTTGCCACAATGATGCGATGATGTTCGGCTTCACTATCGCAGACAAAAAAGGCAACGCACTGAAGAATCAGTATTAAGTTCGTCGCCCTACCCACTACATGTGCAATCACTGCGGGGCGGTCATCACAGCGCCAAAGGGATTTCCGTTCCGCACTGAAAAAATCATGAAGGTAGTAGTAAAGCGATTCGCATCCGAAGCGCAACGAAAGCGTGCGGATGACATTTGCAATTCCTAACGCACTAACACGGTGGCGCTCGGCAAAAACGGCGCCACCGTGTCCCGCAATACCGAATACCGAATACAACACCAACGAATACCAACGCCTTAAGGAGGCAAAAAGAAATGACTACCGTAACTAAACAGCAATGCACCGCAATCACCGCAGACATCAAGAAAGCGGTGGGAACAATCCTTGCCAAGCACGGATTGGAATTCAGCAAGTTGTCAGCACAATATGGCGACATGTTCGGCATTTCAATCAAGGCAGTGGCGGTTCAGAAAGACAAGAAGACGGGCGTGAACATGAAGTCGCCCGAAGTCAGTCTGTACCTGAAGTACGGCTACCATGCCTTTCAATACGGGCAGTTGAAGGCAAAAATCGGAACCGCATTCAAGCACGATGGATACACATTCGTCTTTGCTGGAATTCGGGGCGGTAGCGGTAGGCAGCAGATTGTTTGCCTAGACAAAGCCACTGGAACCAAGTACTTCTTTGGCGACAGTGTTATTCCAATCATCAATCAAGCCAGCAAGAAGGGCGGCAAGAAATAATGAAGAAAAAAGAAAGCAATGAAAATCACGACGAATCAGACACGGAAAAAGCGCCGCCACCGTCGCCCGAAAGCGATGAAGGCGACGACGAAGACGACGATGAAGAAGGGCGTGATTACATTGACGAATGGAATGACGAAAACCCGAATGACAGGTTTGACCTTGAATAACTTCATTGACAGACTTGGGCAGGTAGTAGTACTTGCTGGACAGGGCTTCGTGTTCGCATGGCGTGAAATGTTCA